TGATCGTGTCGGCTAGGGCCGCGTCCACGCGCCGCTGAGCGTCACGAGTGATCGTTTTGGCCTCGGCAACAGCTTCGGTCGCCTTGGCGATAGCCCGCGCGCCCTTGGCCGCCGAGATCGCGATGGACTCGTTCTGCTGCGAGAGGGCCGTTTCGAGTGTCGTGACGCTCGCGCGGCAGGTGCCTAGGCGTGCAACGAGACCGATCTTGGGGTCGTTGATCTGCTTGTCGAGCGTGGCGATCTCGGTGCGCAGACCGCGCTTGTCGAAGCTCTGCTTCACGTTGACGCCGACCGAGATCACCAGTGCCACACCGAGGCCGCCTGCGATCAGTTTGTCATAGAGGGTGCCGAGGATCATGCCTCGCACTCCGAACGCTTCACGTTGCCGATGCGGTGATTGATCCAGCCGCGATAGAACACGCGCAGCTTGCCGTTGACGCGCACCAGGCGATCATATTCGGCGCGCTGCTGGCGATCGAGGCTGTCAAGCATCGTCACGCACGACTTGGGGCCAAGATGGTCGCGGCATTGCGCCCAAGCGGCAATTGTCGCGGGGCCGATCTTCCCGTCGGCGGCGAGAGTCGTATTGCAGACCTCGTTGACTGCCCGCTGAAAGAACCGCGCGGGACGAGCAGGCCCCATGTTGGTTGTCGTGTCGGCCACCTCTTTCGCCACTGCGGCGTCAATTGCGACGAGCGGGAGCAACTTCGGGCGTTCGAGGTAGTCGATGAACAGGATCGTATCGGCGCACGGCTTGACCATGCGAACCGGGCGGCTCGCCTCTGCGTCCGCGATCATCTGGTTGAGAGCGTCGGGGCACCAGCGCGGCAGATCGCGCATATCACCTTTGAAGCCATGCTTGCGGGCAACCGCAGCGGTGATCCCGTGATTGGTCGCGCCACCGGGATCGTTCTTGTGATCGACGAAACCACCTTCAAGAGCGAAGATTGCCCCGAGAATGCCGACCACGCCCGCAGCAAGGCCGGTTTTGCGACCGACGGCTGCTGGCTTCTGTGTTTGCGGTTTACTTTTCACGCTGCACCTCGGGCTGTTCGATCAGGGTTCCGACCATGATTGCGATAGCCGTGACGATGAGGATGGTGAGCAGGACCCAACGGTCGGCGTTGAGTGCGATCGCGACGCTCAATGCCATCGTCCCAAGCACGTTGGCCTGGTTGGACATGAGGCGGTGCCAGTCGCGCCAGTCGGGCACGATCTGCCAAAATTCTCGACGTAAAGGGCGCAACCAACCGAACATCGTGCTCATCTTCCTGATTCACCTTAAAGGTGAGGTTTAACGTGAGCAAGGGTGACAGGGAACCCGAAAAGTGAATTGTTTTTAGAAGGCTCCGAAGCCGGTCGGTGGACTGTATGCCCAATCGGCGGCCTTTGGTTTGATCGTCACCCGATCCCCACTGCGCCGCAAGGTGGCACCAATGCGAGGTGAATCGGTCGGGGTAGCTGCCGGGATCGTTGTTGCGGCACCCGTGCCTGCTGCGGGGTCGCCATTCCATGTTCCGTTTTTACCGAACCAAATTTGGCCGGTCGTCCCGTCGAAAGCCATCATGATTCGGTCGCCCGCCGCGTAAGAGGCATAAGTTTGGATCGTGGCGTTCGTCTTGACCACTGCTCCGTTTGCCGCATACCCAACACTGCTGACTGTCTGCCCGAAAAACCCGGTGAGCGAAACGCTCCGACCGATACCGATATTCAGGTTGGCGATCTGTGCATCGATCCCGAACTCGATATAGTGTTTGCCCGTGGTCGGGACCTTGTTACCCCGCGCAACATAGAAAGCCGTGGCAGTGGTGCCAGGGGCTTCGGCTGTCTGCCTAGCGTTGGTGAAGACAACACCCGTTCGGCGGTCATCAACAACGGTCCCATAGGCCATCGGAAGGCTGTCTTGATACGTGCCCGCAAAGGCCGCAAAGAAATCTTGACCCAGCGAGCGAATACCGCCGATCAAAATATGAACAATATCGGCGGCGATTGGGTAATCGTCCATGTCAATTGCCGTGGTGTCGGCAGTAGTATCTGCAACAAGTGTTTGAAACGCTTTGATCGTGCTTGTCGTCGTTCTGTTGGACGACAGAATCCGGCCAAGGATGAACTTGGTCGCGGCGCTACCAATGTCAGTTCTGACGGCTGAAATAAACGCTGATAGGTTGGTCCCGTAAGCGGGGCCTGCTGTGCTACTGTTGGCGTCTTCCTCGCCCTGCATCCAGAAGAAGGCGGGCGTCGTGTATGCCACGCTTTCGGAGTCAAGCGCCGCTTTGGTGGCCGCAACCACGGACACTAGCCCGTCGTAAAGATCGCCCGTGGAATCTGGCGACCAGTCCTCGCCTGTCCGAAGCGCCAACTGTGTCCCGTTACGGGCTTGTTTGACAATCACCAGTGGTGTCGTCGGGTTTGCTGCGCGAAATGCTTTGGCGAAAGCCGCCTCTGGTCCCCACTTCTGCGGAGCGGTCGCCCCGAAGTTGAAGTGTGGGTATTCCAGATGCGGACACCGGAATCCGTGCCACCAAGATCGACCGGAACATCACTTCCGGTGGTCTCGAAAGCCGTCATGTTCGACTGACCGGCGAAAACGGCAATCACCGTATCACCAGCCGGGGCAGGTGCGGCAGACAAGGTTGATGCGATGATTCCGAAAATCATGCGGCCACCACTTGACCGAACAGGTCCAACACATCAGTTGCCACCCGCTTCAAGGTTGCGGTGCCACCGGGCGGAATGACAAGAGAGCCGCTTGCGGGCGGGTTCACAATAACCCCGCTTCCGGCCACGATGGTAAGGTTCCCGTCCCCCGCAGCGTTGCGGATGTTCCATTCCCCATCCACGGTCAATGCCTCAGTCGCTTCGGGCCGAACGGTGAGGGTCTTGGCCCCTGCCGCTGTGTGACGTGCGTAAGCGCCCTGATCTGCGTTGAGCAAATTCTCGGCGGCGCCCGCCTTGGTAATCACAGGCGCGGGGCCTGCTGCACCGCCCCCGCCCGTTGGCAGTTCCCCCCACATTGCGCCCGAGAAGGTCAGAAAAACCCCGGCAGTCCGGTCGTAAATCAGCCAGCCTTCGGCGGGCGTCACGTAAACCCAAGCACCGTTATCGCGGATCGCAACCGCGTTGGCATTGGAAGGGTGCGTCTCGTCGAAAATATAGACATCCCCGTTCACAGGCACGCCGGGGTCGGCGGCGACCTTGGCGATCACACCGCCCTGAGTGAGCACCGACAGCTTGAGAAGGTTGAGGTCCATCTCGTCCTTCCACCCGTCTTCTCCAAGATCGAAGAAGGCTTGTAGCGCGAGATTGGGCAATGAACGTGCTGGCATGGTGCAGACCTTCTATTTCATCTTAAAGTTGACTTTGCACCAATAGGCGGTGCGGTTCAATGATAATTACCTGAGAATGTCAGGCCCCGCCGTAGTTGAAGCCGTAGCCAAAACCGTAGCCGCTGTTGAGAATCACGTTGAACGAATACCGCTGGTATGAGGCAAGAGTGCCGCGCGCCGATTCAACCTCGACCCGAACGACCGAAGGAACGCTATCCGCAACCTGCATGGCCGACGTATAGGTCCACGTCGCTGCTGCGATCCCTGACTCGGTGCGGAGCAGAACACCAGCAAGAGTATAGATGCGAAACGTGTAGGTCGTCCCAGGCTCGGGGCCGATCGAAGGATCGGTGTGCGAAACCAACTGATCTTCCTGCATCACGCGGTCGCGGTGCGCCCATGTGAAGACGGGTTCCGGGTGCTCTCCGACGTGCTCAAAAACCGAAACACCGTCGATTTTGAGATCGGCAGGCGGATAGGGGCGCGCGTGCCGTCCGACCAGGTCGATGGTCAGTTCTGCGACAAGGGTGCCGTCGATAACAAGGCCGCCACTTCTCGGAAGAACTGAGGCTCGGACGCTTTCCCCAGCAACGTAGTTTTGGCCGTCACCGGAAAGATCATCGTCGAGTGCCCACAGCCGAGCACCAGGTGCGTGCGGTGCCGGGATCGTATCACCGCAGCCACGGGCAATCGTCCCCGTGAAAGTTTCAGGGTCGTAGGCGACCAGTTCGACGTGCTCATCGTCGAGCAAAAGCATCTGTCCGATATTGTCGCTATCGAAGTCGAAAGGTTGTTCGACCGTGAATGCTGTATCCAACGGCCCAATCGCCGAGACCAGAGTTGCCGATCCCGAGTAACTGCGGTTCTTTGTGAGGATAGCGTCACTCTGCCCGACAATGCCGGTCGCCAGATCGTAGAGGTAAGAGTTCCCTCCCGTCGGGATCGCCATTGCGCCGACCGCCGCGTCGCTTTCGTCAAAGGAACCGAGGTCTCCTGGCCCGACGGCAGTGTAAAGGTCGCGATAACTGAGTTCGGTCAGAATCTCGGCTGCCGCAGGCTCCGGGTCGCCAAATGGTTTGATCCACTGGTTCTCGGTCGTGCCTGTGAAAGTGGTCGCCGGAAGTGCGAAAACATCTTCCATAGCCTTCGCGGTAATGGCGCGTTGACCGTTGGAGGGGCCTTCGCTCATTTCTCCGATTCGGACGACCATGTTCGAAATGTTGTTCTGCGCCGAGGAAATTCGGCAAACGGAACCGGGAGCAAGTTGCCATGCGCGCCGGTCGAATTTGAGCCGGAACTTCTTTAGGCCTACCGATAGCAGCCGCAACTCTCGTTGGGCGACCCTCGCCCCGAGTTCCCGCGTTGCCAATCCCTTGAACTCGATGGACCGAGAAACCGGGCCGTCACTCGCACGCCAAGCCGCGATGTTCTGCGCCCTGACCTGAAAATCCTGCCGTGTTTGGGGGTCGAAGCCTGTGATGACAACTTCGTTCACACCTTCCGAAGAACCGCTGTCATCCTCCTCAATCTCAAGCAGTCCGGTGTCAAGATCGAAATGCGGGATCGTCGCAGGATCATAGTCGTCGCGAAGTAACCGCAGCGTGTATCGCCCGGTATTGCGGTCTTGGTAGATGACGGCACCGATATGATCGGCGACAACCTGAATAAAAGAATCCACGTCTTCTTGGCGATACCAAGGGATACACAGCCCTAAACCCTCAGCACAAAGCAAGTTGGCCGCATAGGTAAAGCTGTTCTCATCCAGCATCTCGGTAGGCTCACCCTTACCCCAATTCGGGTCGGTCAAGCACTGATAGATGATATGCGCCGGGTTCATCGCATGAACATTGCCGTCAGCGAGATAGATCGTGGCCTTAGCTGGATACCAGCATTGATCGTTATGCCACCCTTTGCGGGAACGCCAAACCCGGAAACGCCATTCCTTGAGATACGGATTCATTGAAGCAACGAGGCCGTCGAAGAGAATCGCGGTAAAACCGCGCCACTCCCCGCTCAGCCCACCCATCGCTTGCTTGATATCGGGGATAGTGGTGGACGGGACCGGGCCTGTTGAGGCTGATTTGATGGTCTCCCCCCATCCCACACCTCCCCCTACGAACGGAGCGCTTGCAAAAGTCGGTCCAGGTAGCACCTGATCTTCACCGCCCTGCAAAAGCAAAAAACCGCCTTGGATACCGCCCTCTTTCTCGGAGCCACCGAAAAGATCAGGGCTGTTGATGTAGTTAGGGGAATCGTCACAGACTGCCCCGCTCCAAGCGATCTTCTCCCCTACCTCGATCTCGCGAAGGGCATCAATTGGGCCTCGACCGAAACCCGCGGCAAAGGTCATCAGGTAGTGGAAACCGACGGTAACTTTGCCCTTACCCATCGATCACATCCTTCTTTGCTGCGGCAATCGCTCGCTCGGCCATCGGATCGCCCCACTGCCCTAGAATCGATGATGGGATTCCGTTTTCGAGGAAGTCTGACCAGTTGAGGTCGTGCGCCTGAAACCAGCGACGAGCGCCGCCTGCACACAATTTAGCCGCCCGGATGTGCTTCATGTGGACAATGGGGTCGCTCACTTCTTGCCCCCTTTTCGAATCTTCTTTGTCCGCAAGTTCCCGAACCAGATCACCTGCCAACCAGCGGTCCAACAGTCCCCGAAGAAAACGGCCTGCTCCGTGCCTTCCTCAACCTGCGGGAAATCGAAATCTTCGAGCGAGGCTGGCTGCGGTTTCTGCGTTGGTGTGAGCAATGCCGATATCGCGAAGTGCGCGACAAAAAGAGCAAAACTGACAAGGAAGGGAAGTGCCATCAAAAATCCTCAGAAGAGATTCTGCCCGTAGGGGGACTCACCGGGCATTTGGGGAATGCCTCCATAGTTCACTAAATTATTGAATTTGTCTTGGCAAGTCGATGTTAGGCGGTCGCAGCCGGGATACATGACAATTTGCTGGCCGACTTCGATCCCGTCGGCACGTCCGAAGATCAGAAACTCGGTAGAAGAAGGCCCTCGCTCAATAGCGCGCTGTTCGATCGTCCCGCTGCCGTCCGCGTCCCATGCGACGATCCCGCCGTCGAAATACCCAACACTGCTCTGCGGCGCCCCTTCCCGCACTGGTTCAGCGGATACAGTGAAGCCGTTACCTGTCACAGCCGAGACCTCGGCTGTGTGCGCGAAATTCTCCTGCGGCGCGCGGCACTGCTCATCATAGAGGATGTGGGGACAAGTGCGCGACCAGGTGAGCCGCAAACCGCCCCGGCGCAATTTGCCGATCGCGCAGAAGATCGTCGCGCGGCCTCGGCCATCCCGTTTGACGTTAGCCACCTTGCCCGCGAAGAACACGACCGCTTCGGGATCATCAAAGTGCTTGCGTAGGATGACAACGCGAACATTCTCACTCGGCGGTGTCGCGCGGAACAGTCCCACCACCGGAAGATTATCTGCAAGATTGATCTTCAATTCAGGCGGATTGTCTCCGCCAGTAGTGGTTCCTTCATCGGCGATTGGGACCGCCAGATATGTGTCGGTGCTACCGTTGATCGTCAATTCAAGATCGCGATCCGACGAGTTGTAGAACCAGGCACTATTGCCCCAACGAAACTCATAGAAATGG